CGAAGCACCTGAACCTCTGGGTGAGCGCCAAATCCGGCTTCTTCAACATGGAAGATTGGAAATCGTGCGAGGACACCACGCTCACCCTGGAGCAGTTCGAGGGGCAGGAGTGGATTGCAGGTTTCGACTTGGCGCGCAAGCTGGATATGAACTCCCGGGCGCGCTTGTTCTGGCGAGTGATCGATGGGAAGACCCACTACTACAGTGTCGCTCCGAAGTTCTGGGTGCCCTATGACACTGCGTATGACAGCGACAACAAGCGCATGTCAGAACGGTTCCAGGCCTGGATCAACTCCGAGCATTTGGAGATAACCGACGGCGCAGAGATCGATTATCGGGAGATTTTCGAAGACACCAAGGAAGCCAATCACCAGGCGCCCGTTCGCGAATGCCCGATTGACCCGCACGGCGCCACGGGGTTGAGCCACGACCTTGACGACGAGGGTTTCAATCCGATCACGATCACGCAGAACTACACCAACATGTCAGATCCGATGAAGGAACTCGAGGCTGCGATAACCGCCGGCCGGTTCCATCACGACGGTAACCCGATCATGACCTGGTGCATTGCCAACGTGATCGGAAAAAACATGCCCGGCAACGACGATGTGGTGCGGCCGATTAAGCAGGGCGACGACAACAAGATAGACGGCGCCGTGGCTCTGATCATGGCAATCGGACGTGTGCTGGCGAGTGTCAGCGTTCCAGACACAAGCGGCTTCTACGAAAACCCAATCATGGTAGGAATCTAATGGCACGCGAAAAGAAGCCTGGGCGGGTCAGATCTGCCTTACAGAATTGGCTTGGCGTGCCAGTCGGACTTAACGACAAGGCGTTCTGGCAGGAATGGTTTGGGACGTCCGCCAGCGGCCAAGTGGTTACGGTCGACAAAGCCTTGCAGCTGTCGGCAGTGTGGTCCTGCGTTCGACTTCTTTCCGAAACGGTCTCCACCCTACCGCTTCGGCTGTACGAACGTGGTTCAGATGGTGGCCGCGTGGCCGCAACCAGTCACCCGCTCTACGACATTCTCACGAAACGCCCGAACGCTGAAATGACGCCAGGCCGTTTCATGCTTATGGTCGTGGCTAGCATCTGCTTGCGCGGCAATGCCTTCGTCGAGAAGAAGCGTGTGGGAACACGCATAGTCGCACTGATCCCCTTGCTCCCCCAGCTTATGACGGTCAAGCGTCTAGATACTGGCAGGCTCGAATACAAATACACCCAAGATGGTAAGCCGAGGGTTATTCCTGAGGCAGATCTTATGCACATCCGTGGCTTCGGTCTGGATGGGGTTTGCGGCATGCAGCCTGTATCAACCGGCAAAGAGATCATGGGGGCTGCCATATCCGCTGAAGAAGCGGCCGCCAAGGTGTTTGCTCAGGGAATGCAGGCTTCTGGAATATTGAGCAGTGACACCGCTCTAAAGCCGGAGCAGCGAGAGCAGCTTCGAGCGAGCCTTCAGGCGTTCATGGGTTCGAAGAACGCCGGCAAAATCATGGTGGCCGAAGCCGGCCTGAAGTACCAGGGCATCACCATGAACCCTGAGGCCGCGCAGATGCTGGAATCCCGGGCCTACGGAATCGAAGAAGTCTGTCGATGGTTCCGGGTGCCACCGTTCATGGTTGGCCATATGGACAAGCAGAGCAGTTGGGCATCGAGCGTTGAAGGTCAGAACCTGCAATTCCTCACCAACTGCTTGCGTCCGTTGCTCGAAAACATCGAGCAGGAGATCGGGCGTTGCCTGCTGGATCGCGATGACAAGTACTTTGCGGAATTCGCTGTCGAGGGCCTGCTACGAGCTGACAGTCAAGGCAGGGCAAGCTACTACAACATCTGCCTCCAGAACGGCTGGATGAGTCGCAACGAAGTTAGGCGGTTGGAAAATCTTCCTCCTATCCCTGGTGGCGATGTTTACACCGTGCAATCCAACTTGCTCCCCATAGAGCAGCTCGGCCAAGGCAAGGACGGCGGCGAACAAGTGCGCGCCGCGTTGTCCGCGTGGCTTCAACCGAATGAAATAAGCCGGGCTCCCGGCAGCTCTGGAGACTGACCCATGACAATTCGAAGCCTTCCGGCAGCGCCGGCGGGTCGCCCCTGCGCGGGCGTCTCGTTTGACCTAATGCCCCAGGCCATGGAGCGATGGAACGCCGATATCCAAGCAGCCGCCGAGGATGACAAAAACACGATTTCGATACTGGACGCGATTGGCTTTGACCCATGGACAGGTGAAGGCGTAACCGCAAAGCGCATCTCTGCCGCCTTGCGCAGCATGGCTGGGGCTGACGTCACGGTGAACGTGAATTCTCCCGGCGGAGACATGTTTGAAGGATTGGCCATTTACAACATTCTGCGTGAATACAAAGGCCACGTGACCATCAAGGTGCTTGGGCTGGCAGCATCTGCCGCATCCATTATTGCTATGGCCGGTGATGAAATTCAGGTCGCTCGATCGGGCTTCTTGATGGTGCACAACGGATGGACCATCGCTGCAGGCAATCGCCACCAGTTCCGCGAAGTGGCCGACATGATGGAGCCTTTCGACGCGGCCATGGGCGATATCTACTCCGCTCGTACCGGCAGCGATCTGAAGTCGATGCAAAAGCTGATGGACGCGGAAACTTGGATCGGCGGCTCTGCTGCCGTTGAGCAGGGGTTCGCTGATTCGCTTCTCGAGTCCGACTCCATCAAAGAGGGTACGAAGGCTCAGGTTGGTCTGATCGCCGCTCGGAAACTCGATCTGATCCTGGCGAAGCAGGGCATGCCCCGCAGCGAGCGACGCTCACTCATTCAAGAAATCAAGTCTGGCACGCCTTGCGCTGCCGGGCCCGGTACGCAAGACGCTGCCGACAACCTGGCCAATCTGGCCGAACCAATCGCCGAACTTGAACGAGCACTCGCTCGGTTCTCGGCAGCCGCTACCAACTAAGGAAACGAGACCATGTCCGACCAAGCCCAGTTGCTTGCAAAAATGAGCGCCGAGCTCGAAAAGGCTTCCAGCGATTTCAGCGCGAAAGCCGAAGCCGCACTCGGCGAAGCAAAAAAGGCAGGCACTTTGTCTGCTGAAACCAAAGCAGCCGTCGATGAGATGGCTCTCAAATTCAACACCCTTACCGAAGCCGAGAAGCAACTGAAAGCCCAGCTCGGCGAGCTGGAGCAGGAGTTCGCCCGAATTCCTACCCAGGCCGCGGCCTCTCAGCGCGAAACCCTGGGCGGTACCGTGATCAAGAGCGAAGCCCTGGCCGAGTTTGCCAAAAGCATTCAAGGCAACCGCCGCGTCAGTGTGCCGGTTCACGCCGCGCTGCTCAGCACCGGCGTTGCCGAGGGTGTGGTTGAGCCTCAGCGCCTGCCTGGTATTGACGTTATGCCGAAGCAGCGACTTTTCATCCGCGACTTGATTGCGCCAGGCCGCACTACTTCCCCGGCGATTTTCTGGGTGCAGCAAACTGGCTTCACCAACGCCGCCCGTGTCGTTGCTGAAAACACTGCCAAGCCATACAGCGACATCCAGTTCGATACCAAGATCACGCCGGTGACCACCATCGCGCATATGTTCAAGGCCTCGAAGCAGATCCTGGATGACTTCGCTCAGCTGCAATCGACCATCGACGCCGAAATGCGCTACGGCCTGAAGTACGCTGAAGAGTCGGAGATTCTGTTCGGCGACGGTACTGGTGTGCACCTGCACGGCATCGTTCCGCAAGCCGAAGCTTACTCGGCAGCCTTCGAGCCAGATGCGATGACTCAGATCGACCAACTGCGCCTGGCCATGCTTCAGTCTCAACTGGCGCGCTTGCCAGCCAGCGGGCACGTACTGCACTTCACCGACTGGGCGAAGATCGAACTGACTAAGGACACCCTGGGTCGTTACATCATCGGCAACCCGCTTAGCCTCGCAGGCCCGACGCTGTGGGGCTTGCCTGTTGTGGCCACTGAACTGGCCGCGTTCCTCGGCAAGTTCTTGACCGGTGCATTCCAGACCGGCGCCCAGATCTTCGATCGAGAGGATGCCAACGTGGTGATCTCTACTGAAAACGCCGACGACTTCGAGAAGAACATGATCTCGATCCGTTGCGAAGAGCGGCTTGCCCTCGCGGTCAAGCGGCCGGAAGCGTTTATCTACGGCACCTTCGCCACTCCTACCCCTTGATATAGCGGGGCCGCCCGCGTGGCGGCCCTTGGAGGCCTACATGAAATTGAAGACTCTCAAACCGCTGTATCTCGGCGGTAAGACTCTGGTCGAAGGTTCCTCGTTTTTAACGGGGGAGCAGCATGGCAGGCAGTTGCTGCAGAAAGGTTATGCCGAGGTGGACGACGGTAAGGATGAGGCAGTGGTGGATCTAACTGACTCTGAAATCGAACCCAGCCCCATGACCACCACCAGCGTGACCACCGACTCCAAGCTTGGCACCAAGGCGAAGACCACCGATAAGAAAAAGGCTGACTGAACATGAGCGTGATTGACATCGAACTGGCCATGAAGCATCTGCTCGCGGAACCTGAGGATCAGGACCTGGTGCAGTCGCAGCTGGACGGCGCCGAGATGGCCGCGCAGGCCTATCTCAATCGCGCGTTCTTTGTCGATCAGGCTGCTTTGGATTCGGCCCGTCTATCGGTTCCAGTTGCTCGCAATCAGGCGCGGGTCGCATACGACGCGGCCATGGTCGCTGCCGTAGCCATTGAAGATCACTTTCAGAGCCGCGAAGCGATGGCAGATGCTCAGTTTGTGTACTCTGAAGCTTTGGTCGCCGCTACCTGCAATGCTCGGGGGATGTTGATCAATAAAGCGATCGAGGCCGCCTGCTTGCTGAAACTTGGGCACCTTTTTGCCAATCGTGAAGAGGTGGTAACGGGCACCATCGCTACGGAATTACCTTTGGCATCCAAGGCTCTGCTGACGCCATATCGCGTCGGGATGGGTGTCTGATGCGCGCCGGTCGTTTACGCCACCGGATCACGCTTCAAACTCCCGGACTGGTCCAGGACCCCGGCACAGGTGAGATGCTACCGGGTTGGCAAACCGTCTGGGAGAAAGTGCCCGCCTCAGTCGAGCCGCTTAGCGCCCGCGATCTAATCGCTGCGCAGGCGGGCCAGTCTGAAGCATCCGGTCGCATGGTGATCCGTTACCGCGCCGGGGTATTGCCGACGATGCGAATCCTGCATCGCGGTGACGTCTACAACATTCAAGGGCAGCCAATGCCAGACCCGGTGTCAGGTCTTGAGTACCTCACTATCCTGGTGTCGAAGGGAGTGGATGATGGCTGAGACAGTAGAGTTCAGCATTACTGGCCTTGATTCACTGCTGGGTAAGCTGGAAGCCATAACCTACGACGTCAAACGCAAAGGGGGGAGGGCTGCACTGCGCAAGGCTGCTCAGGTGGTTCGCGCTGCAGCCGCAGAGAATGCCAAGCGGATCGATGATCCTGAAACTGCTGCGGCGATCCACGCAAACGTTGCCTTACGTTGGAGTGGCCGATTATTTAAACGAACGGGAGACCTGGGATTTCGCGTCGGTGTGCTGGGTGGCGCTCGTATTCCAAAATCGAAGAAAAAGGGCGCGGAGCCTGGTGGTCCGGGCGGCGATACGCGCTACTGGGCGTTTGTCGAGTTTGGAACCTCCGACACGGCGGCGCGTCCCTTTATGCGCACCGCCCTGGCCAACAACATCGACCTAGCTACCAAAACATTCGTAACCGAGTACGAGAAAGCAATTGATCGTGCGATCAAGCGTGCGGCAAAGGCTGCCGGGAGTAATTGATGCCAGCAGCACCTATATTCGCCGTGTGTGCAGCTGATGTTGGCGTTCGTGCTTTGCTTGGGATAACGCCACACCGACTTTATCCGTTCGGCGAGGCGCCGGAAGGCGTGATCAAGCCATATGCCGTTTGGCAATTGGTCACCGGTAGCCCGGAAAATTATCTGGCAGGTCGCCCGGACCTGGACGGCTTCACGCTACAGGTTGACGTGTACGCGGTCACTGCCACTTCTGCCAGAGCCGTCACCGACGCAATAGCTCATGCAATTGAGCTAAACGCCTACGTCGTCCGATGGGGTGGCGAGAGCAAGGACACAGCAACAAATCTTTATCGGTCGAGCTTTGACGTCGACTGGCTTGTACCCAGATAGCAAAACACCAATCCCGGCCCGCCTTGTGCGGGTTTTTTTATGCCCGACATTTGGAGAACGCCATGTCGATCCTTTCCCAAGGAACCCAGATTTACGCGCTCGTGCCATCGGTTGCCAACCCAGCCGTGTTTGAAATCCTCGAGATTGAATGCGCTACCGCTTTCAGCCCGGGCGGCAACCCTGCAGACCAGATCGAAACGACCTGTCTCAGTGGAAAAGTGCGGACGTATATGCGAGGGCTGCGTACGCCAGGTCAAGCGTCCTTGACGCTGAACGCGGATCCTCGCAATGCCTCCCACGTGCGCCTGCATCAGCTGTCCGAAGATGACAGCATCGAAAACATTCACTGGGCTGTTGGTTGGTCTGACGGAACCGGCATCGAGCCTTCCGTTGCCGCAGCAGGTTCTCTGGCAGAAATCAGCCTCACGGCTGGCGGGACCGGTTACACGACCGCTCCGACTGTGGCGATCACCGGCGGCGGCGGTACCGGCGCAACTGCAACAGCGACCATCAGCGGTGGTTCTGTGACTGGATTCAACATCACCAACCCTGGTTCCGGGTACACCTCGACCCCAACTGTTGCGCTCACTGGTGGCGCCGGTACTGGTGCGACGGCGACCGCCGAGCTTGCTGAAAGTGACGACTTCGTTCTGCCGAGCACCCGTACCTGGTACGTGTTCGACGGCTATGTCTCCGACTTTCCGTTCGATTTCTCCGCGAACACCGTGGTAACCACGGCCGCAACCATTCAGCGTTCGGGCGGCTCCGCCTGGATTCGCAAAACCACGAA